AAACCTTTGTTTATATAGGAAAGAACTTGTCTCAAACTGAGTCTGCAAAAACTTAAGTCTTTTAGATTCCTCTTCGTTAATATCTTTCAATGCTCGCTTTTGCTCAAGAAGTTCATCAGTAAGTCTAAAAAGTTCTGTAGCTTGGTCAGCGGTAATTTCTTTAGATTCTAGTTGAAGTTGTATCTTTTGGCGACTCATAAGATTCTGGATATAAAGTTTATCTTCGTACTGTTGTTCCAGACCTAATTGATATAGACTAAGCTCAAGAGATTCCTTTTGCGAAGAATACTTAGCGGCTTGACTATCAGCAATCTTCTTTTCGGCTTCTGCCAGATCCTCTTTAGCCTTCAGTTCTTTTTGTGTCAATATCTCACGGGCTTTTGAAAGACCATTTATAACAGCTTCGTTCCTCGCCCTTTTCTCTAACTGACGCTCCATCTCCCTCAGAGAGGCAAGTTCTAAAGTGGCTTGGGCGACAAGCTCTTTAGCAGCAGCAACCTTATCTTCTGCGCTATAGCCAAAAAGACTAGATAGGTCTATGCCACCAGCAGCACCTTGACCCACAAGAGCAGCACCTGAAGTAGCTTCTGCGAGATCTTCTTGAGCCTTCTTTAGTTTATCAATAGACTTGTCAATGGCTTCACTAAGGGCCATCTCAGAAACACTCTTAAAGCCAGACGCAAGAAACTGTAATTCATTACGAAGGTCTTGCACTTTTTCTTTAGCAGACTTCAAGTTTTCTTCAAAGGTCTTAAGTTTTGCGCTTGCTACACTTGTCGCATCATTTACGTCCATGAATGACCTAAGCAGCATAGTACCGAGAGCTAAACTGATACCAACAACAGCACCAGCAACACCGGGAAGCAAGCCAGCCAACTGGGTACCCTGTTGACCAAAAGCAACAAGGGCGCTAGTACCAGACTGAACTTGTACGAAAAAGTCACCGACCTGATAACCAACTTGTTGGGCGTACATCCCAAACCTATTTGTTGACTTTCCAGCTACATTTTGAACCATAGTCAACTTAAGCTGGTCGTCAGTCAACTTGCGTACAGAAGCAGCGTAAGTCCTAACCTCAGAGTTCGCCTTATTGTAAGTCCCTCCTAAGCGGGACAACTGTTTTGCTTGCTTGTTTAACTCACCCGTATACCTTTTAGCGGTGATGTCGTTCTTACGAAAAGCGGCTTCAATAAGGAGAATATTGCGCTCGAACTTCTTCTGTTCTTTTTGAGTCCTTATCAAGTCTCTGTCGTCAACGCCAATTACTAATCTGATGTCGTCAGCCATTTGCCACCCTTAAATATTCTAGGTCTACTCGCTTGATTGCCTCAACTTCCCAAGGCTCAATAGATGTTTCTGTAAGTTCTTTCCATGCTTTAATCTGCTCAAAGGTTATTGGTGATGGGCCACTAAAGCCTGACCCCCTGCTAGAGCTTAAAGCAATAAAGGCAGACCAAACGTGGGATATTAGCACTGGGAAGGGTGTCGGGGGTTCCAATGCTTCTACTCTACGTCCAGTCTGCCTTTCTACTTGTTCAAGATGTTCTCGTTCTGTAGTGCCATTCTGATCTGGCTTGTTAAGTTTAAACTGGTGATTAGACCACTCAACAAGCTCACAGATCAGACCTTCATAAAATCCAGAGAGTCAGTTACTACCTCCTCAATCTGGTTCCTAATCCAGAAGACCTCTTCGTAGAGATCTTTAGCTTTAGCAACGGTGAGCTTAGGTTTCTCCCCGCCGTATGTAATGTCCCAAGCCTTAGTTGTCTTAGCTAGAACCTCCAGCGTAGCTTCCTCAATATCTGAGTAGTCAACATCTTGAGACTTACTCTTTTGAGCTTTCTTAAGTCGCTTGCTAATTTGTTCGTGTTGGAACTTCTTGTACTCTTTAGAATGGGGCGCAAGAATAGTAATCGTCATATTCGTGCCATCGTCATTCTTTAGTACGTCTCCTGTTGTCGGATGCTTGATCTCAACAACAACATCATCTAAATTCGGTGTCAGGTCTTTTAAGTCCATTGTGTGTTCCTTTTCGGGGGAAGTTATGTCGGGATGATTAATGTGGAGACTCCGACCCGACTCAGAGCCTCCACTACCTTAGCTAAGGTGTTCTGTTATCACGCTGGGCGTGTAATCTTAAGGTTAGTAGCTTCTGTAGTATCGTAGAGAGCTACGAAAGACATAGAGATCATACGGCTGGTTGGGCCATCGACACCAACGTCAGCAGAGTTAATTTTAACCCGTGGGAAGTCGAATGTGTATGCGTTAGCACCTGTAGGATCGTCCACAGACACTTGGATTGCTGTCTCAGTTTCATTCAAGAAACGATCAATCAAGGCAGCATCTTCAAAGTAAGCTGTCATTGTGCCTTCAACTTCTGCACGACCATACTCAAGGGAAGGTGCGCTATCATCGCCAATGACGAAGGTAGGTGCATATGAATTGTTGAGTGTGAAGTCTAGTGCAGTTACGATAGCTACAGCAGCCGCTCCACCTACGTTACCGATGGAAATGTCACCTGAGTAAGCATCGAAGGGTGCAGCACCAGAGGCAGCATCCTGTGTCTTCTCTGTAGCACCCATAGTCATGTTTTTACCAACCATACCGAAGGTAGTTGTTACCATCTGGTTAGGGGCAAGGGAGATACCCATAGTGGAAACTGACATACCTGTAAACAAACGAGCTTGGTCGATGTCAGAAGCGTAGTCTTCAATAGAGAAGAACTTAGGAACTACCCCAACTTTAAGCACGTTGGTTGCCCAAGTGTTAAGCATAGCTGATTCAAGTAAGGCATCAAAGTCGCCATCACGTAGGTCAACAGCAATGTCGCCCCCTACCTGACGATTACCTTGGCGATTAACCCGGCCCATACGATCAGCTTGAATGTCAGTTCCAGAGAGAACGTCTTTGGTAAGGTTCAAAGAGTGTGTGCTGAATGGGAGGTTAGTGAAGTTGCCAGCAGGTGTCGTACCGAAAGTTGCTTCGGTTATAAACGACAGGCTGGAGCGTGAACCCTGTGCAAAGGCCATATTGATTTCTCCTGATTAGTTATAAATGTACCAGCCGATATTAATCGGAACGAAGTACCAAGGGCTGTCTACCATACCTTGCTGACGTTCAGCGTAGTCAATAGACACTATGATTGTTTCTGCATCACCATTCGTAAAGGAGATGTCAGTAGTTGCTGCGAAGGCGTCTATCACTGTATTAGTGTATCCATCTGCGGTAGCTGGGCCTTTACCTTCTGGGGCGAAGACTGTAACGGAAAAGACACCTTGGTATCTTAACTGTGGGTTTAAGCCCCGTACAGCAGGTCTAGTGACCGTGGGGAGGTATTGTACCTTAAGGAAGCTAGTGCCTGTTGTAGGCTCAAATGCTACGTTTTCATAGGCTATAGCTGGTAGACCTGATGTTGTAGATAGTTTACTCTCAAGTGCAGCCCGAATATCGTTTTGAACACTAGTCATAGATATTCCTTATCTGTGCAAAAACTTTATACCCAACTCTTTTCCAAGTTGGTCCACCGTTCTCTACGTCAGTAGCGTGTGGTGATCCATTCCTAAAGGTTAGGCTAGTAGTGTTACGAAGGTCTAATTTGTTTATGTCCGAGACTAATTGATTGTAACCAGTATCTTTCATAGCTTGCTCATTCTGAAACTTTGGTCTGTTGTCAGAGGACTTACCCCTTGGACGACCAGCCCCAGTGGAAATGGAAAATGATGTTACATATGCACCAGTGTCTACGGGAGAGATGTCAACTGTACTACGAGCTATTCGCATTAGCTTACTTCTAAGACCGTCTTCAATCTCAATATCAAGTTGTTCCATCTTCTTATAGAAAGAAGGCATGACCCTAATTGACTTTGGTTTCATAACCTATTCCCCTACGTTACAAATGTAACCTATAGCAGTACCAGCGGAAAAGATCGACATGACAGAGGTAATCTTTACAGTATCACCACTGCCAACTATAAGGTCATCAAAGTCAGGAATAGCATCTAGTCCTAACGCTGAGATAACACACTTAC